AATACCTGTAGCATGTAAATTACCATTAATGTTAGTGTTACCTATTACATTAATATTACCTGTACCGTTTGCTCTAATAAACAAATCATTATTTGTATTTGTATTTTCAATGTGATTATTATTGATTTCTAAATCGCCTACCAATACTCTGTTACCTACAATAGTATTATCAGCTGTAGCAATGCTAAATTCTTGAGCAGATGTAGAAATAGTGTTTGTAGAACCATTAAGCGTAATGTTTCCAACTTGGAATGTGTTATTGGTTATTTCTAGATCTGTAACACGGGCAACGCCGTTAATGTCTAATGGATATTGAGGTGATGTTGTCTTTACGCCTATCCTGCGATTTGTTACATCTAAATATAAAAGGTCTGTCTCAAAAGCTAAATCTACACCATTTCGCGTAAGATTTGACTTCAAGAGCTGACCGGATATACGACCGATTGCCATATCTACTCCTCAATACGGGGATCCTGTCCCTCTAGCCCGATTTACAGCATTTGCTCTTTGCCGGCTAACCACAGTTTGTACTGCAACAGCTTGGCCTGCTCTTTGTTGCATTATACTTATTTATGTGAATAATGTAATTAATCTAAGATAAGGTTGAATAAATAGGCTAATTCTTCAACGTCACCAGCAAGTATACTTTCAACCTCGCCCGCCGCATTTATCCAGCTAGTTCCGTTCCAAGTTTCTACTCTTTCTAGTTGTGTATTATATCTAGTATTACCTATTTCAGGACTTGTAGGTCTTTGTGCTGTGTTACCTAATGGAGGAATCAATCCATTAACATTATCAAATTTTAAATACGCTTGATTGTTAGTATTTGTTAAATTAAAAATAAAGTTACTGTTTGAGTCATTAAATAGATTACTTTCTTGAAACTGTAAATCGCCAATAATTGTTTTACCCGTGCCGTTAGATTTAAGTTGAAATGTTCCGTCTTGCTGATCCGTAGACACAACATTTCCATCTATAGATAATTTATGATCTGAACTAAATCCTGTACTTTCAAGCAATGTTCCGTTTAGAGTATGATTAGTTTGTCCTCCTGTAACAAAATTAAATTGGTTATTTGACAAGTCTAAATAGGTGTCTCTGTCTGAATCATATATACCTTGTAAGCTAACAGATCCGCTAACAGATGTTCCTTCAAAGCCGTTATAATTTGTGTTAAATCTTATACCACCTTGCGTAGCTGGACGTTGAGCAGTTTCTCCTTTTGGTAATCTTAGTTCTCCCGTCGCATCAATTTTTAATTCAGTAGTTGGTTTTATAATAAGATCACCCGTGCTTGAATCAACTATGTTGCTCTTGAATCTTACATTATCAAATTTTATTTTTCCTGTACCTGTACTTTGTAAATTCAAATTAGCATTAGTTTCGTTAGTTCCAATTTGTCCTGTCTGAATTCTAATCGTGTTTATGTTAGCAGATACAGAATTTAATTCAGCCCATCTGTTTGTAGGTGTGCCTAGTCTTTGTCCTTCAGTGTCTCCTGGAACAAATGCTTGACTTATAGGCGTATTGAAATCAACTGTATCAGTTGGTGAATTACCTATTGTATTTAAAGATCCACCAATAGTAAAATTACCAGTCATACTAGCACTTGGCATAGTAACATTGTCTTGAAATTTGATAGAGCCAGCACTATTTAAATCCAGTGCTGATCTTGTGGCTTCAATAGTATTTCCTTGGATATAGATATTATCCATAGCTATCTGACCTGGTGATAATGTAACTGTTCCGTTATCATCTTTTATTCTTACTGTAGAATTACTAGCAAAAATACTTTCAATATCAAAACTTGTTCTACCATTTTCTAAGTCTACTAAAAAATTATTTCCTACTCTGTAGTTTCCTCTTTGATCCTGTGTTGTGTAATACGCTTTAGCATTATTTGTAGTAACTACTTCATTTGCTTGGATAGTAAGTGTATTGTCATTAGTAACATTTTTACCTGCGCCTATATAAGCAAAATTATGATTAATAAGGTAAGCTAAATTATTTGCTCCATCAGCAACCAAACCTTTGTTACCATATACGTTAGCACTAGCTATGCTTCTAAGTTCACAACCATATACTGTACTACCATCAGGTGCTGTTCTTCCTGATCCTTGTTCTAATTTTATTCCTGTCTCAGCAAAATACGTAAAACTATTCAGCCATTCAACTCTTACTCCACTTTTAGCTACAAGTCCTGTAACCCCTGGCGTAATAAAAGTGACAGCGTGGAATAATACACTTGCTGATCTACTGTTCTGTAGTGCGACAGAACCATCAATTAAAGCTCCTCTTCCAGCGTCTGCTGACGCATATCCTCTTGGATCACTTGCTGATGTTGTGGTGCCCTTTGTAATTACAGTACAGTTTCTAATATAAGGAGATCTTCCTATTTCTTGATTTATTATTCCTATATTATAATTGTCAACTAATCTAAAAGCATAACCTTTGTCGTTGCCTGAATCATAATAAAAATCCTTAATAGTTAAATTTTCTATAGTAGCATCCGGATTTAATTTAAAACAATCATTGCTTTGTGTAGCTGATGTAGGTATAATTTCTACATTTTTAATATTGTCTCCCTGGATCGTTACACCTCTTGGAACTGTCATAGGAAATGCTTCTTGGTACGTTCCTGGATAGATATAAATTATTGAATTTTCATTTGCTACGCTTAATGCTTTTGTAATTGTAGCAAAAGGTCCGCCTGGATTATTTCCTTCATTAGTATCTTTACCATTTCCATTTGATACAAAGATAATTCCTACATTTTTTGAAACTTCAATTCCTTGATAAATCAATCCGTTTGCTTGAACCGTGTCAGCAACTAATGTATTGACATTAATTCTAAATCTTTTTGCTCCACCAGTACTGTCATCATCTTTTCCTATATGGAAAACATTATCTTGGTCTGGTACTATGTCGTTATGAAAATCACTAAAAAATTGTGCGGTGTCTGTTGAGTCATCACCTATAGTTAATGAAGTACCTCCGTAAGTTATATTTCCTGTGGCGTGTACATTTCCAGTAACTGTTAGTGTACTACCTGTGTCTAGCTGTAATTTTTTAGGAGCACTTCTTGGCAACACAGATTCTATATATGCTTTTAATTTATCTGGTCTAGGATGATCTCCTAATGTTCTAGTAGCAGGAAAAGCAGTACTTCCACTATAAGCAGTATTCAATGTGCCTGTCTTTAAAACATCGTCCGCTAAAATATTTCCATCATCGTCCCAATCAAATACTTCTAGTTCTTGTGCTGTAAAAGGCGAGCCTCTTAATCTTATTGATTCAGCTATGTCATATAATCTAGTTCCATCATTTGGTGGAGAACTAGCGGAGTTAATTGGTCCAGGATACCAATAATTACCATAGTTGCCATTTGAATTCCATGCGGCTGTTTGTCCGTCATATACTTCTGAACGTATTCCTACACTACCGTTAGTTTGTAATGCTTTAATACCGTCATCTCTTACAGCAAAATTATTACTGCCTATTCCGTTAGTTTTTATATATCCTTGAGGATGTGTTGATAGTATATTGACATCACCACTTGGTGTAGATATTCCTGTAGTTGCTACAGTTAAGTTACCTACGGAAAAACTATTTCCGAATATTACATCTGGATCTGTGCTACCAGATGCGGCTCTCATTGTTCCGTTTATTGTTAAATTTCTTGGAGTTGTAGTTGTATTGATACCTAAAGTATTATCTCTTTTTACAACCAATAGATCCGTATCAAATGCCAAGTCGGCAAGTTCACGTTGTAAGTTGTCTTGTAAAAGCTGACCAGCTATACGGGCTACTTGTACCATATTATTTCCCTCGATTCTACAACTGTATTTATTGTATTACTTGTCGAAGTTATGTAGCACTTGTACAGGCTTACCTGATGGTACAGGAGTACCAAACACAAGATACCAACCTGCGGCATAGGGTGCGCCTGGTCCTGAGGAAGGATTTTGTACTAGAGTATAGTTTGTATTTGCTAATTGAAAAACGTTTTCAATAGTTACTAATATGTTGTTTTCTGAAATAGGTACAGGATAAAAACTATCTCCTGAATCTAACGGACCAAATGTAGTTTCTGTTCCGTTACCGTTACCTAAATTTTGTTGTGTAATTGTAATAGGTTCTTTAAATCTTATAGGTTTCCAAGCACTATTTTGATATACCTCAAAGTTTGTAACATCTGTATTGTATCTCAACATTCCTTCTACAGGAGTAAAAGGTCTAGCATTTTGATCACCTTTCGGTGGTATTAATGCTTTATCAGTATTAATTGTTGCCAGTCCCAAAGCATCTATGTTCAGGCCTTTGGTGTCGGCATTGATTCCTCGAGATGTTCTTTGTGCTTTTATGAATCTCATTATACTTCCAAATAACTTACTGTCGCAATTAGGTTCGCAGGAGATTGACTAACAGCAACTATTTTATCTCCTCCTTCAAGTACAATTTTTTCAGTGTCAAAAGTAAACGTATCTGCTCCTGCTATCACCAAATCATTTAAAATTTGGTTAGCGTTTGGATCAGCATTACCTTTTGCTTGTCCATTTGGAATAAGGTGTAAGTCCACAGAAGTATCATTACTTCCTCCTGTGTCTACTGCCGCCTTATTACATATAAGCAAAGTAGTAATTGCGTGTCTACTTCCTGCTGGCACCGTATGAATTATTGTATCTGTTAAACCTATTTGTTTATTTACAATCGCCATATTCTTTCCTTAAAATAACATACTATAAAGCAATGATCTATTAGTACTTATCAATTCATCTTCATGATCATACTTATTCTTGTACCACACTCCCGTTTTTCCTTTATCAGGATCTTTGGCATATACAGCAACGTGTGTGGGTGAATAAGTTACTGCTGAACTATCGTCTTGTAGAGGTAATCTAAGTAATCCGTCTATTTTTACGAAAGGACTACCATTACTGCTTAGAGTTAAATCTGCTCCACTTGATGTTGTTGTAATTAGATTATCTTGAAAACTAATACTTTCAATTTCGGTTGAATCATTTTTAATTAAGACTCTTTCATTTCCATCAACAGTAAATCTAATAGCACTTATGCTGTTATCTAAACTATCATCAAAAAGGTTAACTGCTGTATTTCCTCTAGCAACAGAAGTAATCTGGATAGTTTGAATACCTGTTGTTATAGCATCGTCTACATATTTTTTGTTTGGAATATCGTCATCTGCTGTAACTTGCGTTTCATAATTGTTTGTTCCACTAACATTGATAACTCCAGTACCGCTGTTTATGAGATATAAATCTCCACCGCCTGTTGATATACTATTTGTAAGTATTCCTCTGATAGCACCTGAATTATCTTTAAACGTAAAAGTACCTGCTCTTACAGTTTGTGTTACAGGATCGTTATGTGATGTTTGCTCATCGAATAAGAAAAACGCATCTTGTTGTGTTCCTCTATCAAATTGTATTCCAGCTGTGTTTAATGTAATACCACTACCTGTTTCGCCATCATTAATTTTTATGATGTTATCTTTTAACGATAGATCGGAAGAATTTACTGTGGTAGTTGTTCCAGTAACAGTCAAGTTACCGGTTAAGGTAGTAGTACCAGTTGGTCCGGTATCTAATGTAATAGTGTTACCGTCTGCTACTCTTATGGTATAATTACCGCTGTTAACATTTAAATTCTTTGACATTTTGTTTCCTAAATTGGGGGACTAAAAGCCCCCCAAAAAATTATTATGCGTCTTCTGTAAAATCGTCGTCGTCAGTACCTGATAATGTGTTATCATCACCAGCTTCTTCCATTCTAACGATTCCTGATGCCGCCGCACCTGTCAAAGCGTACTGTAAAGATGTACCGTCTAAGGCGTTCGATCCTGTAGCACTTGGTTTTGCCAAAGTAACTTTACGTCCTGTAATTTTACTTACGCCGTAAGTTTCTGAATCAGCACCTTGTACTGAAATTGACATTTCACCTGATGCTAAAGCCGCAGGCAATTTACCTGTTGCTAATGTACATGTAAATGTACCACCAGTTCCAATTTCCTCTACTACAAATCTTTTTGAACCTTTTTGTTTAACTATGTAACCTTCCTTAACCGCTGAGCCGTTATGAAAATTTACTTTGATTTCTGTTCCTGAAGCTGTAGGACCTGTGCCTGCTACTCCAAAAAGTCTTTTATTAAGTGGTCTTCCCATTTGTTTTCTCCTTTATAGAAGTCCGATGCCCGTTCTATGAGCTACGCTGTGGGTACAGCATAAGTCCGCCTCGCGGCACACTATCTGACGTATGTATTTATCACAAAAGGAAAAAGGTATCCAAGTTTCCTTGAACACCTTTTAACAATAAGCAATAATAGGTAGGACTCGGTTATACCTACAACCCCTCGCCACAGATGCCATTCTGATAACCAGGGAGCCTGTTTCCGCTCGGTAGAGCGATGTGACTCAGCGTATTTCTACTACCAAGCCTGGGTACCACCCCTAAACAGCCAAGTTCGACGCTCTGGTAAACGCCTCTTCCTTGCACTATTTAAAAACTCTAGCTACAAGTTTTTAGCTTATGTAAACAATATAACAGAGAAAAAAGCATTTGTCAACACTTTTTTTGTATTTTGTTTACCAAAATCCATAAAAAAAGGGCGAACAAAGCCGCCCTTTTTAAATTTGTGTCGTTTAGGTATTAGCTAAATGATACGTTACCGTTAGTAATTGCTACTGCGCCAACGTAATCAGCCGCGTTACCAAGTGATGATGCCACATTAGATAGCTCAATGTAACCATATCTTGTCATAAATGACACTACTGGCTCAAATGTGCTTGGATCTAATACAACGCCACTTGACATTAACGGAATATATGGACAGTAGAATGCTGGAGCATCAGATTCACTTGAACCTTTGTATCCAATCAATACTTCTGTACTATCCGCCGCATAAGCGTCTACGTATACTTTCATCGCACCGTTAAGTGTTCCAACCATTTTAGTGTTAGTTGGAGCTTCGAAAGTACCTTCAGTTGTTCTTGCGAACGCTGAAGTTGTAGCAGACTGTAGTAATGTTAACGCGAATGGTGATACCACTGCGTAGTTACCAGCACCACGTCTTGTTCTAGCCGCAATTAAGTTTGCCACTCTGTTGATTTGTACAGCTAATGCCGCATGTTCGTCACCAACAAAAGTTGCTGTACCACTTACAGCCGCCTGATCGTAAGTTTCGACTGTTCCAGCCAAAGTACGTAGAGATGAAAGAATCTCTTGATCAATTTCAGCAGTTATTTCTTGCGCCAATGCCGCCATAATTTCTGCTTCAATATCAATACCTTGTTGTGCTTGAGCATCTTGAGCCGCTTCAAAAGTCCATCTAGCTGATAGCTTTCTGGTTTTTGCTTCGACTGTTTGCTTTAAGATCTGGATTGACAATCTCTTACCAGCTACACCTTCTAAAGAAGCTGTTGTGTTAGCTGTTTTGTCGTTGTAAGTAGCCGCATCGCCAGCACCTGAATAGCCCTCAGCAATTTTGAATGGGCTTAATGCCTCTTCGCCTGCTGTAGTAGCTGTTGCAGATGATGCCATACTGTCAGCATATCTTACTCTTAGTGTGTGGATTTGTCCCACAGGGCCTGTCATAGGTTGTACACCAACTAATTCGTTAGCGATAACCGTAGGCATAACCCTTCTTATTACTGGAAGGATCACTCTGTTAAGTGTAGCAACGTTGCCTGCACTAGATGCACCTGCTGTTGCGGCCTCAGCCAAGTACTTACGAGTGTTCTCTAATGTAACACCCATAACTGACTTTTTATTGCCTTCAAGGCCTTCTAGAAGTGCAGTTTTCGTATCCTGCCAGCGACTTTCTAGTAGTTCTGACATGTTTTTCTCCTTAGTTTAATCCTGCAAGTCTTCTAATGTCTATCACGTTATCTGTGTTAGACGAACCTGCATCTATGTCATTATTTTCTTTATTGCCTGTAACTTCTGTGCCTTCTGTTAACGTCGCCTTGGTGTCCTTCGCTGGTGTGTCACCTGCTATTACGCTCGGTATGTACTTGTCAAACTGTGACTTTAGTCTGTCCGTCTGTACAGATTCCAGCAAATCTGTCATAATTGCTTTTTGCTTCTTGTTTAAAGGAGCAGTAAGTTCGCTAATGGTTTGAGCTCTCTTAGCTGAATCAGTAACTTTAGCAATTTCTTGCTGTTTAGACTCAACTAGTGCTTTTTGCTCACTAGCTTGTACTTTAGCTTCTGCTAATTGCTTGTCCTTCAAGTCAACAACTTTAAGTAGTTTAGCAGTCTCTGACTTCTCATTTAGATAACTGTTCGCATATTCATTAGCAAAAGATTCAAAAATCTTTCTACCAAAGTCATTTTTACGAGCTGAATCAATATCTTCTTTAAGTTGTCCAATCTCTTTCTTGAGACCTTTTTCAACTGTTTCTGCTACAACTGTAGTCGCATCCTTGATGAATTTGCCTTTAACTTTAGCTAGATGGGATTTGGCTTCACGTACTAAACGTACTTTTGTTTCTGCCAAGTCTTTTTTGTCTTCGTAGAACTCTGCGATTTCTTTTGATAAAGAATCAACAACGAAATCCTCAAGTTTTTGGAACTTACCTGCCATAGCCTTCTGGTCTTCGTGCAATTCGCCTACTTCTTTACCTAGTTGATTAACAACAAAAGTCTTTAATAGATCTGCGTTTTCACGCATCGCTACCGCATACTTTGCTCTTGCTTCAGCTAGTTTTTGACGATCGTCCGCAAACTCAGTAATCTCCGCGCCTAGTCTGTCTTCAAGCATTTTATCAATAGCTTCTACCATTGTTTGCTTGTCGTGCTCATACTTCTGAGCGAACTCTTCACGAAGTTCTGCTGTAGCCTGTAAGCGGTTTTCATTTACCTTATCGTTCCAAGCCTGTTCGATTTCTGCTCTGATTTCTTCTGAAATTGCGTTGTTTTCGAAGAGATTTTTCAGTGCATCTAACATTTTGTTTCTCCTAATTTCTGAGCCCACTGATAATGTTTACCAATGAGTCCTTTAGATACTTTTGTGCCTTTTCATCGCTTTTTAATTCGCGAGCCAAATTGAATGCCTTGTAGCCATGTTTTGTATTCATCAAATGCTCATAAATGGGAGTTGGATAAGCTCCCGGAGCACTTGGTTGTGCGACACAGTCAACAGTTATAATTTCAAACTCGCTGACTTCTCCGCTTCCGTCTTCTTTTACATTCCCAGAACCCCTAGATGAAACACCAATCTTAACGCCGTTATTAATCATTGTTGAAATTAGTTGTCCCATCGGGGTTGGAATGACTTTAAGTTTTCCGTAACCATTTGGTCCGTCCATCCACATTTCAGTTATCATGTGTGATACACG